GCCTTCCATGCTCTTTTCCAGCGGGCGACGCATAAGCAGTTTCAGACCTTCTGGAGCGTCGGTCTGGATCCACCAAGCAGTATTGGAGGTCAAACGCGACAGGTTAGCCTGACCGCCCGACAATACACCCGTCGTTACCAATGGGTTAATGTCGTTGTTATTAGTGCCTGCGCGGAGTGTAGACTTCAGCAATACTTCAGCTTGGAAGTAGTTTGAAGGCGCAACTACCAGTTTCTTTGGCTCAAGACGGATCTTCTTGCCGTTGTTGTCTACGGCCTGACGGATCTGAATAAGGATCTGTTCCAAAGAAGTTTGCGACAGAGCAGCGGAGGTCGAAAGCTGGTTCGAGAAGGTCAAACCGTTAGCAATCGGGTGAGCTGTGTTAACAAGCGAAACACCGTCACCGCCATTGTAGCCAGCAGTGAACGAGAAGTTCAGGATGTTAGCACCCAAGGTTTCTTTGGTTTCGATCAACGAACGAGCAAGATGCTCGGCGTAGGTACGACCGATGGAGATATGATCACCATCTTCAACCAAGACTTTGGTCAGCGCGAAGGCCAAGCCGTATACGCGATAGACGTAACGGGCAAGGAAGAGAACGCCGCCGCTTTGGTATGTTACTGCCGTGCCATCAGGCAATTCAGGGGCTGCACCAAAGCCGAACAGGACGGGTTCTTCGTGATAGTTGCGAGGAATACCACGCTGTTCACGGAAAACCTGTTTCCACTCGTCTGCACGGACATTGTAAACGCCGTCAAAGGTTTCGTTCAGGATAGGCTCGACTACTGACCGGAAGTCAGTACTGCGCATTGGAAGTGCCATAGTTTAAGCCCTCCTTAGTAAGACGCGCGGTCAGCGATATTTTGATGTTCAGAGATCTGGACCTGAACAATCGGGTAAGTATCGCCCCAAGCGTTGTTGACATAGTTTGAAATACCAATGACGCGGAACTGGGCGTTATTGGCGGCGGAAGCAACATCGAGCGATGCAGTTGAGAAGCCGGTGGTGGTATTACCCGTTACACCGTTGATGTCATACTGCTGACCGATGGTTGCGATGGCCAAAGTAGCATTAGCCTGAATTTCATACACAATGGTTGGATCTGTGCTGAAGTAGGCAATGATGTTTGTGCCGGTGGTGCTGGCAGGCCAGTAGTTACTGACGCGCTGGCGACCGGTGGCGTCAACGAATTCAACACCCATAAAAGTGCCAATTACGCGTTCGCCTGCTGCTGCTGGTACGCAATAGCCTTCGACGGAACCGGAGTCCCCCGACAGACCATAGCGGACTGGCTGATTTTGGAAGATGTCACTGGCATAGCCAGATTTGATTGCTCCGTTATACGGGCGAACAATGCCGCTAGGGCTGTAAATCGCCCGCAAACCGAATGGATTTAAAGATGAAGTCATCTTTCATTCCTCGTTTAGCGGTTCATGGGTGATCGCAAGCTAGACAAACCATCCCCTTCGTAGACATCAGAACCCATTTGCTTTGCCGTTGCTCTGATAAAATCAGCGGTGTCAGCAAGTTTCGCCTCTTCTTGACGAGGCCGCTCTTCGTGGGCTTCCTTCATATACACCTCATAGAGACGCATAGGGAGTTTAAAAGCCAACATTTCATTCACCCCGATAAGACCTGAGTATTCACCAGTCTTTACGGAAGCATATTCCCAACCGGGGACTTCCTCTGGCATTACAGGTTCATAACCAAGGGAGCGACGCGAATGGATAGAGTCGCGTGGGTTTGTTGTTGTCAACCAACAAAGGTGATAACCGGGGATTTCCGGCAAGTCTGGCAGTGCGGACTGAAACAAAGACTGACGAAACATATCCAGCCGAGCCTCATCCGAAATTGCGCGGTTTTCGGTTGCTGGTCGATCTGAAAATTCCCGTGAGGAACGTCCGGCATCTTTGTCTTTATGTGTTCTGTCTTGCGACATGGTAGTCTCCTTTTGAAGCGTTTAGCGGGATGCGTTCTGCTTGTCCCATTCTTGGAAGCGGCGAATGTAACGCTTACGCATATCGGGATCATCCCATGCGTTAGCGTCTTTCAATGCCTTGATCCGTTCTGGACTCAAGAACACCCTCTCTTTGGTCGTTGATGTTGTAGCTTCTCCACGACCGCTGGGAGGAGGAGCGCCTCGTTTTCGCTGCCGGTCAGCCGCAGCATTACCTAGCCGCCGCTTCACACGCGAATCAAGTTCGTCCCAATAGTCCTCGCTGGCAGGGGTAATACCTTGCTGCCGCGCTTCTACAGCCCATGCCTCGTCAATGGCACGAGCAACGACCGAATCCTCGTCCGTCCCGTTAGGGCTGAACCATGAGTTTTCGGCCATCCACTGTTGAGCAAGGCTCTCTGTCTTTCGATCAAGAGATGGGCCTTTGTTAACAGTAGAATTGGTTAGCTGGCGTTTGATGTCTTCAGCATCATTCGCTTGCTTAATTGCTGTTTCCCGGAGACGTTGGGCGCGAATCGCCTTTTCGCCATCACCGGTTTCAAATGCTTCCTTGAGATCTGACTCTGCGCGACTGACTTGTTGCAGCGCATAGTTGTATTGTTGTTCAGCCGTTTGAGCGTCCGTCTGTACGTTGCGAGTCTCAAGTGCGGCAAGCCGCTCTTTCGCTTCCGCAAGTTCACGCAAGAGGCCCGCGTTTTCTTCGCGGGTTTTGCGCATGTTATCTTTTTGACGTTGCTTTTGACGCTTGCGACGGAGCTGACGAAGGTTCTCTTCGCTTCCGTCTTCACCATCTTCAACAGACTCCCGATGATCTGCCTCAAGGCGTTCATCATCGTCTCTGTCATCATCTTGACTGTCAATTTCAACAATTTCGATGTCATCGTCATCTTCAAGGAGTTCTTTGTTTTTCGTGTTCATGATGACCTCACAGATATTCTTGGACGGCGGCAGGATCGCCATCGACTGTGCCAACAATATCAAGGTCGTTAAAGATCACGAATTCAACCTTTTCTCCTCGTGCGCCGGGGATGTCACGGCGCCATCTTGCTCCACCATACTTGGAAACGAACACAAAGTCACCCTCTTTGTACCACGCGCCTTCCGGCCAAAGTTCCATTGTATTGCGATTGCGGAAAGCCAACGGTCCCACACTAATGACTTTTGCAACCTGAGTATTGTCCTGCTCGGCTTCCTTTGTGTATTCCGAGTAGAGTATCCCACCTTTAGTCTTTTCCTTGGGGCGTCGAATTTGCACCAAGGTTCTCGATCCAGTCGGCTTAATGCCAAAGTTTACATTCGGAAACGCATCATCAAGATCTGATGATTCGAGTTTCACCACGGCGTTCGTAACCATGATCGTCATCCTCGTTTTCTTTACTAAGAGCCGCCTCGATTACCGAAACGGCTTGTTTAAGGCCAGCATAATTGCCAACCATACGCCCATATTCATAGGCGTCTCGGTGAGCAGGGCTTTCAAGTGCGCTATGGGCAAGCTCGTTAAGCTGCCTTTTAAGCGCAATGATCGCCCTCTCAATCAGATAAACGTCAGCATTTACCGCCACGTTTCAAACCCTTCATCGACTTCTGCCGGTCGTGCTTGGCGTCCATGTCAGACTTTTCCCAGTCCTTCATTGACATGCCATGCTTTTTTGCCAGCTTCTTGTCTTGAGCCATATCTTTAGCAGAGCCTTCAAACATGCCGCCCTTCTTCATAGGGGCAGCAACGCCCTTATGCTGAGGAATAGCTTGGCCCATTGCCATGCGTTTGTGCTGGGGGATCGCACCTTTCATTGTAGTCTCCTTAGCGTTCACGGCCTATGCCGGTTCCGGTTGATAGATTTGACTTCCCGCCAGAACGTATTTCCGAAGCGGAAATAAGCATGGCGGTTGCGTTGTCTTCTTGGTTAATGCGCTCTTTAGCTTGGATTTCAGCCATTTTCGCCTGAACCATAGCATTAATCTTCTGTTGCTCAATAGCGGATTTTGCCTGATCAGCCATCTTCTTACGTTCAACATCGTCAGCTTGAACCTTTGTTGCTTCCATTGCAACCTGTGCGGGATCGGTTGGGGGCGGACTCAAAGACTGCATATACTGAATGGCCTGCTGCAAGATCTCTGGGATTTGACCAAGCATTTGTTGCGCGTTCTGGCCAATCTGTTCGCTTGCAGCTGCCAACAAGCGGTCAAATTCCTGATCAACCTCTGGGTCTTTGTCCATAAGTTCAGAAATATCTACACCAGCGGCTTCAGATACAAGGCGAACAGCGTCATTTACATACCACAGCGCAATATGGTCTTTAACGTGGGTGAGCATAATCGGGATTAGGATTGGGGCGATAACAGGGTTTCCGCCCAAGGCTGGGTTCATTAGGAAATCAAGATGCACTTTCAAATGCGCCATGTGGTCCTGATCTGGAAACGCAATCAATGACCGACCCATGCAAGATGCCACGTTTTCATTGATAGCGTTCATCCTGATAGGTTCAGGGCGAGGAATTAACAGGTTCTTTGCGTTCGGGATCTTGGTCCGCTCAAGGATCAGCTCTTCAACGCGGCGGGCGTCGTACAGCTGAGGCATTGCTGCTGAACGCTGCTCGATAATCTGAAGTTGGGCAAAGCGCTGCATTTCAGAAAAGATGTTGGGATCCGATACAGGGATCACATCCATTGGGCCTTCAAAGTCAGAACGCTTGACCAGAAGTTCACCAAATTCCGTATAAATTTCTGCTTCGTCCAAATATGTCTTGTTCAGGCGGTGCAGCACTTTCAGAGTGCGGCCCATTGCATCATGCAGCCGAGCATGAATTGCGTTGAACACCACCATACCCTGTTCGATCAGCGCAAGCGTTGTTCCGACTGGCAACCGATCTGGGTTATCTGAAATATCTTCAAAGGTAGTGCGAACAACACCTTTGGCCGCATCAACCAAGAACCCCATAAGAGTCATCAATGTTTGTGACGGGCCGGGGAACGGCAACTGCATAAATGTTTTGCGAATATCGTCGTTGTTGGGTGTGCCTTCAACTTCAAGGATTTGTGTTGGCTGGATGTTTAAGGACTGACCGCCCTTTGATCCACCCTTCAACTTCAGCCCTGTGGCAGAATTTTGAATGTGAGCGCTGTCCAGCAATGCACGAAGCGAACCCGTGATTGCGGCAGACAGGCCACCAATCATGTGGACAATGCCTATTGGGTAGGCGCCGCGCCACGGAACAAA